GAGTGGCTCGACTACCTCGTGCGGAAGATCTGCGCCGTCTACCTGATCTCACCGCAGGACATCGGCCTCTCGTTCAACATCAACCGCTCCGAAGGAGAGATCCAGCAGGAGCTGACCCAGGATCAGGGGCTCCGACCGTTGCTCGCCCTCGTCCAGGACTACTTCACTCGGGAGATCGTCTGGGATGACTCGTATGGAGGCACCGGCAACAACCTCGCCTTCCGCTTCACTCGCCTGAACATCAAGGAGTCCATGTCCAAGGCCAACATCAACAAGTTGGCGCTCGCAGGCATGCCTTACAAGACGGTGAACGAAGCGCGGCAGGACGAAGGTCGCCCTCCCCTCGGGGACATCAACGACGAGAACAACCCGAACAACAAGCTCATGGCGAACACTCCCCTTGGCGTCGTGACGGTCGATGAAGTCCTCACGGCCAAGGAAGTCGCCACCCCGCCGCCCGCCCCGGCTGCGGGCCAGTCGAACGGCTCCAAGCCCAAGACTCCAGCCAAGTAACCGGCCCCGGGCCCAGCAGAGGAGTCACCAATGGCCGCAACTCTCCAGCTTGCGGTGTCGTTCGGGTCCACCCCGACCGTCACCGTCCCCGTGACGGGTATCGACCTGATCTCGGCCGACAACGCCACGAATGACCTCCCCAACCGGCAGGCCAACCCGATCACGGTGGGCACCAACTCCTACGAGAAGTGGGTCCGCCTCAAGATCACTGCGACGCCGACGAACTACGTCCAGTCGTTCAAGGTGTGGTTCAACAGCACCGTGGACACCAGCACCACGCTGTACTTCACGGGCGCGTTCGTGGCCTACTACGCGGCATCGACGCGGACCACGATTGCCGACGCGAACGCCACGAGCTTCACCTCGGGCAACAAGGCCACGTGGGACCTTGCCCAGTACACGGCCGCCCAGACGGGCGTGTTCACCAAGTACCTCGTCCTCCAGCTTGCGGTCGCCTCGACGGCCGGCCCGGGGAACTGGACGCAACAGACGGTGAACTACTCCTACGACGAGGCGTAGTCACCAGCAGGGGGGCGGTCGGCCAGGCCGCCCCCCTGCATCCCATCAACGGAGGAACGGTGAAGTACCTGTCGCACGCGACGTTCATCCGCCAGGTCGTCCTGCCCTTTCGGGCAGAGTTCGACACCTTCAGTCAACGGACTGGCGGAGACGGCCTCTTCCACTTCGGAAACGACCTCCTGGGACCCGTTGACGCCGAGGTCCTGTACTCGGTCATCCGCTACAAGAAGCCCGACCTCGTCATCGAGATCGGTGCGGGCTGGTCCACCCTCCTGATCCGCGAGGCCCTTCGCGAGAACGGCTCCGGCGCGGTTGAGTCCTACGATCCATCGCCGCCAGACTGGTTGCCCGATGTCAACCGCATGGGCGCGGCGGGGATCACGATCGGCTCTCTGAAGCCAGGAGACGTCCTGTTCGTGGACGGCAGCCACATCTGGCAACCGGGGTCCGACGTGGCCCTCCTGTTCACGATGATCCTGCCCTCCCTGCCGGACGGCGTGTGGGTCCACCTCCACGACATCTTCCTGCCCGACCCCTACCCATGGCCCGAGCGGCACTACGACGAGCAGGATGCTCTGGCAGTGTTCATGGAGGCCAACCCCGAGTGGTCGGTCCTCTTCTCATCTCATCATGCCCAGAAGACAATCCCGGAGGTCCTCGAGAAGACGTTCACGACCTACCAGCCGTCGTGGTCCCCGGGCAGTTTCTGGATGCGGAGGAAGTCGTGAAGACAGTTCTCGTAACCGGTGGCAACGGGTTCATCGGCCGCTACGTCGTAGAGGAGGTCACCAAACGTGGATACCACGCCACGGTCCTCGACACCCGGTACCGCGAGCCAGCAGCAGGAGCCCAACTCGTCCTGGGAGACATCCGGGACGCTACTGCGGTCACCGAGGCCGTCGCCCATGCCGATGGAGTCATCCACCTGGCTGGCGTACTCGGTACTCAGGAGACGATCAAGAACCCGCGCCCTGCTGCGGAGACGAACATCATCGGGGGCCTGAACGTCCTCGAGGCGTGCGCCCAGTACGACATCCCGCTCGTCAACATCGCGGTCGGCAACTTCTGGATGAACAACACCTACTCGATCACCAAGAACACGGTCGAGAGGTTCGTGGAGATGTTCGTCCGCTTCCGGGGCAGCAGGATGACCGTCGTCCGCGCCCTGAACGCCTACGGACCACGCCAGACGGCCGCAGCGCCCTTCGGGCCGTCCAAGGTCCGCAAGATCATGCCCAGCTTCATCTGCCGGGCCTTGACCGGCCAGCCGATCGAGATCTACGGCGACGGAAGCCAGGTCATGGACATGATCTGGGTCGGGGACGTCGCCCGCATCCTCGTCGCGGCCCTCGATAAGACAGCGGCTGATCCCATTGCCCATCTCGCTACCTACGAGGCCGGGACCGGACGCCAGACGACCGTCAACGACATCGCCGCCATCGTGGCCGGTGAAGTCTCGGCCTTGACCAGCAAGCACGTCGAGATCACCCATCTCCCGATGCGCTCGGGGGAGGACGAGAAGTCGGTGGTCGTGGGTGACCCCTCTACCCTTGAACCCCTCGGGATCTCCGATCTCACGGCTCTCGAGTCGGGGGTGAAGAAGACCGTCGCCTACTACTACGCCCTTCTGTTGGCGGAGGGCCTCCTGGGGTGATCGTGGACGTCTTCATGTTCGATGACGAGTTCGACATGCTGGAGTGCCACCTCTACCAGTTGGCGGGCATCGTGGATCGCTTCATCGCCGTCGAGGGCAACACCTCCTTCACCGGGATCCCCAAGAGGTTCCACCTCTCGGACAACCTGGACCGCTTCAGGGACTATCCCCTCGAGGTCATGAAAGTGGACATGACCGGGCCCACCGGTCCGGTCCTCGAGAGACCCTGGATGACTCCGGGCACGATCGACAACTGGTGGCGCGAGAGCGTCCAGCGCAACGGGGCTCGCAGGCTCCTCGCAGACCTACCCGACGACACGATCCTGATCTACGGAGACGTGGACGAGATCCCTCGCCGCTACGTCGTGAAGGGCTTCGATGGGGAGCCCAAGGTCATGTCGATGACCATGCTCATGTACTCCACGAAGCTCTGGTTCCCTGGCACCTGGGCAGGCTCGGTGATTGGTCGCAAGCGCGAGATGGGGATCGACGTCAACGCCATCCGCGAGGTGCGCTGGCACTTCACGCACATTGATGAAGCCGGTTGGCATCTCTCGTGGTTCGGCAATCCCGAGCGCCGGAAGGAGAAGCTCAAGCGCCAGTCTCACCAGGAGCTGGCCTCGATCTCTGATGTGATCGGTTCCGACTACCCTGCCCGCCATCTTCATGTTGATGGCAAGACTCCACTCTGGGATTACGGCGGCGATCTTCCGCACTGGATTGCGGAAGGGAACGGGCCGCAAGAATGGATGCGTGCATGGTGAGAGTCCTCGTCACCGGCTCTGCCGGCTTCGTCGGAAAGCACCTCGTAAGAGCCCTCGAGGAACGCGACATCGAGGTCGTCGAGGCCGATCGCCAGACAGGCCACGACCTGACGGTCGCGATGTGGGTGCCCTACTTCGCGGACCACCGCCCCGATGTCATCGTCCACCTCGCCTCGTCCTGTTCGACGCTGGGCAGCATCCACAACCCGCTCGCGACGTTCAAGGACACCGTCGTCACCGCCGCCAACGTCTCGGAGCTCGCCCGGCAGTTGAAGGTCCCGCTTCTCGTCACGAGCTCGGTCAAGGCCAGGGACGGATCGACTCCCTACGGGGCAGCCAAGCAGATGGTCGAGACGTGGACCAGCGAGATGTCACGGACCTACGGCTTCCCTCTGGTCCTCAATCGTCCGGGCACGATCTATGGTCCCGGGCAGGAGGGATCCTACGAGTCGGGCTGGATTGCCTGGTTCCTGCGGGCTGCGCGGGAGAACATCGAGGTCACGGTCAACGGGGACGGGCTCCAGGTGCGGGATCTCCTGCATGTCTCAGACTACGTCGAGCTCCTGCTTCTCCAGATCTCCAGTCCGGCCACCTACCTCAACAGGACATGGGATGTCGGGGGTGGCTCCGCGAACGTGGTGACCGTCCTCGAGATCGTCGACTACCTCGGGCTCTCCTACGTCCACGGACCCGACCGCTACGGCGATGCCCGCGCCTATGTCGGCCACAACGAAGTTCCCGGGTGGGAGCCCAGGGTCTTCTGGAAGGAGAGCGAGACGTTCCGTTGAGCGTCTCGGCCGTGATCTCCACCTACAACAGGACGCGCCTCCTGATCGACGGGTCCCTGCCATCCGTGATGCGCCAGACCGTCCCGGTGAACGAGATCATCATCGTGGGCGATGGAACGGAGCAGGAGACCGAGGACGAACTGAAGCTGATCAGCGATCCCCGGATCAGGTTCTGGAACCTTCGCCGGAACGAGTACCCGGACCACCGCGACGAACGCTGGTGGCTGGCCGGGATCAAGGCCCGCAACTACGGCCTCGAGATGGCGACCTCAGACTGGATCTGCCCCCTCGATGACGACGACGAGTGGACTCCCGACCATGTCGAGGTCCTGCTCTCCGCTGTCACGGAGGACGACTACGACATCGCCTACGGGCAGTCGCTGAAGCACAGGCCGGACAACTGGAACGAGCTCATCGGCAGCGAGCCCTTGGCCGGTGGGAACTTGGCAAGCGGTGCCGAGATCATCAGGGCGAGCCTCAACTACCGGTACGATCCAGCATGCGTCTCGCGACAGGTGTCGCTCGATTGGGACCTCCACAACCGGATCGCAGCCGATGGAAGGAGATGGGTCTTCGTGCCGAAGGTAATCCACCACTACTACCCTCATCCCAGGTGGCTGGAATGATCGAGCGGGCGGACTCCATCGTAGGCTGGATGAGCATCGAGGAACTGACCTGGCTGGCCCGCCAGGCTCGCCGCCACAGCCGCATCCTCGAGGTCGGATCCTGGCTGGGTAGAAGCACCGCAGCCCTTTCCGACAACACCGAAGGCGTGGTCTACGCCGTCGATACCTTCCTGGGATCGCCAGAGACCAATGATGATCCCTCCTGGAAGGACCACCCGGAGCCGTGGAACTGGCTCTGGGAGGAGTTCAAGAAGAACGCTGCCGAGAACATCATCCCGGCCCGGATGCAGTCCGTCGAGGCAGCAGCGATGTTCGCCAAGGCGGGCGAGACCTTCGACATGATCTTCATCGACGGAGCCCACGACACGGAGTCAGTGAAGGCCGACATCAAGGCTTGGAGACCCCTCCTCGCTCCTGGTGGACTGCTCTGCGGACACGACTACTTCACGACGGTCAAGGAGGCCGTTGACGAGCTCATCCCGCGTCCCATGATCGCGGCTGGCACGATCTGGAAGGAGGCCGAGGATCTCCTGCCCTGCGCCATCCTGGTGCCGTCCCTGAACCGGCCGCAGAACATCAGGCGCACCGTGGAGAGCATCCACGAGTCAACGCCCGAGGAGCACTTCATCCTCTTCGCGGTCAGCGATGTCGAGTCGATGGACATTCTCGACGAGCTGGGCGAGTGGTATCTCGATGACTCAGATGGCGAGGACCGTCG